GTGGGTTGGACTAATTTGCGTCCCTTTGGGAATAACTATTCGATCGGGAAGAAAGACCAGTAATAGCAACAATAGACATAAGGTTACATAAAAGAATAGTACCTACGTTACCCCATGTATTAATTCGATGTCTCATTTCAACGTGAGTATTTCCGTTGGCTACAGCAGCTTCTAGCATTCGCATATCTTTGAGATACCAGTCTGCTCCATAGACTGCTAATCCAATACTGTAAACAAGTGAAAGACTCAAAAGTACGTTTTTCATTAGAAAGAAGATAAAGGATTTAATGAGTGTCGCCCCAGCTTTCGCCGTGATCAGCAGCTGCTGTAATGGGTACACGGAAGTTGTAGTAACGCCCAGCTTCTGGAGCTGAGGCTACAAGGATCTGCTTGAACCTATCAACCTCTGCTGGTACTACAGAGAACTGCTGTTCATCGTGGACGTAAGCGCAGCGTGTGTAGTCAATGTCGTAAGTAAGGCCAGCGCTATCGAGCATGTCTTGCCCAACAACAAGCCAACGCTTACTCAGGATCGCACCTGAGGACTGAAGCAGGAAGTTTAAAGAAGCGTGTTCTGCGCGACAAAAGATAGGACGACCGTCTAGGCCACGCAGCTGTCCAGCACTACGGACTTTCATCTTGACGGCATCAATCAATGGCTCTAGTCCAGGGATAGCATCAAGGAACTTACGCCTAAGCTCAGTGCCTAGTGCTTTCTTCTGTGCTTCAGATAGAGCAGGGTTAAGTGAGTGACCAAGCTTGGCGTCACCTGCACCATATATAAACGCATACGTGATAGTCTTGACCTCTTTACGTGTACATCCAACACGGTCAGCATTCTGCTGGTGGATATCACCGTTGACTACAACCTCAGCGAAGGCACCTTGGTCATAGGACGAAAGGTAGTGCCCAAGCGCTCTGAGTTCTAAGCCTTCTAAGTCAGCTCCTACCATCACCATTCCAGGGTGAGGTACAAATAACTGACGTGCCCAAGGAGCAGAGACAACTTGGCCCAAGTTGGGACCCCGGTGAGCGTTTCGCCCAGTGATCGTAGATAACGTACAGCTGTGGTGAATACAGCCATCCTCGCCAATGGTATTGAACCAGGAGTTAGCACCCTCAGAGAGCTGCCCAAGCCACTTCTGTAGCGTAAGCAGACGGATAAACATCTCACACTCTTCGTGTAGCTTGTCGTTGCCTTGCTGTAGTGCGACATCACGCATCTCAGATAGTGAAGCCTCATCAACTTGCGGCTTGCCTGTAGCAGTCAGCCGTGTGAAGCGAGCCCCACGGAAGTTCTGTAGAGCCCACGCAATGTGTAGACGAGACGTGGGATTGAAGTCAAGCAGCTTAGTCATAGGAGCACCAGCTACATAACCCTTAGTCTTGTTAGAACGCTTAGGTGTATACACCTTGCCTGGTACGTAAACAAAGCGAGCAGCAATAGATTTCTCTAAGTTTTCAGTCTCTAGCTGTAGCTCAGCACGTACACGTTCAGCAGCATTGACGTCAAAGCGAAAGCCACTTGCTTCCTGTTGAGACATGATGTCGGCCATACGCATCTCAAGAGATACGCAGTCAATAAAGTTAAGCATAATCAGCCATTCTCCGTAGCATTAGTTGATAAAGTTTGAGTGTAACTTCCGTATCTTGAATACAATAGTCAAGCATTTCTGGTGTGTAAGTTTCCCAACCACCTTCGTGCTTACCGAAGTCACCCTTGAAACACTTAAGGCGATAGCCCCAAGCTTCAAGTGAGTGGCGACCGTACAGTCGCTGAGGCATATTGTGAGGGCGACGTTCGAAGTCACGGTCCTGAATATGCGGATAGAACAGTCTGCTCATCACTAGTGTGTCGAGAAACTGACCTTGAGGATTGAAGTCAGGGAACTGCTCTTTAAGTAGAGGCACGTCATAGCCAATGATGTTATGACCAATGAGTACATCAGCAGTCTCTAGTTGCTTTACTCCTTGTATGAGAGCACGCTCAGGCTGATGATCAAACACGTGAGTGCTGCTATCGACAGCATCACGCATAACAATGCAGTGGATAGTTGAGCCTCTACGGAGAAGGCCAGTCGATTCAATATCAAAGAGTAGTTGTGTCTTCATCGTGGGTAGTTGCTGCATCTGTTGGATCATATTCATCTTTTTCAAATGGGCTCTGTCCTGGGAAGAGCTCCGGGTCAATGTGTTGGTCGTCATATGAATTCTTACTAAATCGTGGGTCTTCATCAAAGAAGATAGGTTCAATTGCTATCGAAACTTCCCGTGCTAATCGTGCTGCTCGTCTAAATTCATCTTTATAAAATGGCTCCCACTGATGTGAAAGTATAACGATGCGTCTGATGCCCATCAAATGCGCCTGAAAGATAGACGAAGAGAATGGATATCGTGTTGTATAGATCGTAGATCCAACCGCTTGGATGCCAGACTTAGCAGCTGCTGCGATTGCGTAGGACAGTGCGTCTATTTCAACCTTGCTATCGGTTAATAGAGCACGACCATCACCAATGATCTCACGACCACGCACAATGATACAGCCACCTGGGGCAGTTGGATGAGTAGAACCAGCAGCGATTGCTTGTGCTACGGAAATAAAGAATCGATCTTTATTTTTAATATAAGTTGGGTCACCTTTAGGACTAGTCATACCTCACACATCAGACTCTTTCTTTCTATATTAGGTAGTGAAACAGCAATATGTGAGCACAAAATGAATAACAAAGACAAGTTTTTGGGAGACTCAATCTCGTTTTCTAAGTACTTTCCTAGTCAAACAGCCCAGCCAGTGCCTCAATGGGGACTCGGATGTGACGATGTAATCTCATTTAGTGAGTATGGTAAATCCGATGCTGTAAATAGCCCTGCGCACTACACTCGTGGTACACAAGAAGCTATTGAGATCATTGAAGAGGCTATCCAGGACGCACCAGATGTGAAATCTGGGATGCTTCAAGGGCAAGCGCTTAAGTATCTGTTGCGTCTGTGGCTCAAAGATAACTCTAAGCAGGACGCAGAGAAGGCAAGGTGGTATCTCAACCGGCTAATCGACACCCTCGACTAGAGCCGCTGGTAAGCGGCTAACACCTTTGAAAGAACAGGTGTTGGTTACGTATTTCTAAAACCTCATGAGAGTGAACGTGTGACTTAAGCAAGTCGTACACACTCTCATTTTTTATGGATGAGTGAGTAAAGTATGTAGCGATGCCTTCTGATAGCTCAGTATTATCAGGAACATACCAAGCAGAGGGTGTGAGGAATTCAGTCTCATCACATTCATTAGAGACCCAGCTATTAAGTTCTTCTAAACGTTGTGCTGTCTTAACGACGTGTTGTTCATGTGCTTCTTCAGAAGGAATTGAATAGTGATTAAGGTAAAGCAGTGCGTGCTTCCACATCAATGTACCGTCTTTCAAAATCAGACGACACGGATGTACTTTTAATCCTGAAGGGAGACAATAGAAATGACTAGGTGCTATGTGCTTACTCATTAGATGTTCCCCTTTGCGTCTTCGAAGAACTCTAGGTCTTTAGCCCAGCTATCTCCTGCGTATTCGTTGAAGATGATACGACCTACATCCCTAAAGTTATTGTAAAACAAAGTAACTTTATCAATGTCAGTCAGTGTTTGATCAACTGGAGGGGCATAGATAAGTAAGTTCCAAGTTGATGGAGAGACTGGTTCAAAGCCTGTAGCAGTTGCTCTGAGTTGTTTAACTCGTTTGAAAGGAATACATACAGGATAATCCCATATGACAGGAGCAGCACGAAGCAACTCACTAGCACTACAGAAGTAGACAAAACTTTTAACATAACCGTTACGGTATTCATTGATTGCTTTTGTAAGCCAGATACGACAGTCACGTACAGCGCCTTTAGGTGAGAGCCATACGTTGCCGTGCCAATGCTCTTGTAATGGATTGACCTCAATGCTTGGAACAGATGTGGCATTAACTAACACCTGCTGTACAGGGTCAGACGTTGGATCAAAATCAATTGATCCCATCACTGTTCGTGCGCGTTCGATTAACTGAGGGGTAGGGTATAGCGGAAGCTTCAGTCCCTTAGCAGCTAGTTTATCTGCTAAGTTTTTCTGCGAGCGTTCTAAGGCTTTCTTGGCACCTACCTGCTTCGATTGCAAATGTTCTTGTTCCAGCATCACTGATCAATGTAATTAGTACGTTTGTTGACCAGTCATTTTCATCAATCTCTGACATCAGACCACGTAGAAATTCAAGGATTTCACCGTCTTCTTCTCG